TGCTGCACCTACTTGTGCTGCTAAGAATGTGAGTAATGGTATTGGTAAATTTTTCATTTTAACCCTCGTTTAGTGTGCCGAATGACCTACGAATTTCACGTAGTTCTTCGAAATTTTTTTGTTTTGTACCCCCATCATATGCCCATGCATACCCTTGGATAATCATTTTTTCGTTTAAGGAAACAGTATCCTCGCCAATATACAACCACCCAAGAAGACGACCATACTTACCCATGCCCCCTTTAAGTTCAGTTCTGATGGTAAGTTCTTCTTCTCCTTCAATTGTCTCCTCCAAATGTTTTTTCATCCAGTTAGTAGCATCTAATCCCAGTGCCTTCTCCTCCAGATTTCTTGTTCTTTTCTCTGGCGTATCAACTCCTGCAATTCTAACTCTTTCTTTCTTGTATAAATCAAACCCAAGATCAATGGTGACATCAATAGTATCCCCGTCAACAACACGATTAATCTCCGTCACCCGAAAGTTGTAACAACTCTTCCGACTCGGTGGGGTCATTGCTCCCATTTTCATTCTCCCAAAAATTCTCTAGTGCACTATTTATGGAGTCATCAGGTTCTGTTCTATTTTGTAGAACCTCATAATCTTTCATATATTCTAGTGCCTCCCATATCTGTTCCATTTGCTCTTGTGGAATCGCTCCCGCAGGTGGAGTTACTGGTGCAGTTCCACACATTGTCAAAAAGAACATCGGTATGATTAATAATTTATTCATCAGGATGTAAACAGAAACTAGGTTCTTCATCATATTCTCTTTCGTATTCATATCCATCTAGCACAACTACTGGTGCAATGACACTATGAAACTCTCTAAAATATTCCTCTCTGCTCTCTGCGTACTTTCTTTCTTCTTTCTTCTTAGTCATTTGGAAAGTAATGATCGTATCTCATTATGTAGTATATCACAATTCCTACACAAATCAAGAGTATAAGAATCATGATATTTACACTATGAACTACAGTCAATCTCGTTGTCTCCAATCATCTGATCTTTTATTATTTTTAAACCAATCTGCTATATCATCTGCTCCACTGAAACCCCTTTTATGTTTCCTTGGATCGGAGTCTCCAATATCCAAGTACTTAAGAAAAGATGAATCATCATCCCTTGTCAATCTTCTTGCTGATGATAACATACCTCTTGCTGAAGTATTTGCCTTTGCTAATTTTTCTGCCCATATCATATCATCCAATCCAACTTCTTGACCTGCTGCAATTGATTTGCAGATTCCTACTAGCCGTAGGCGATATGCTGTTGATAACATAAACTAATGACTGTGATTAGTATTATCTATGCGATCATTAACATTGCCTTTTGTAATTCTTTGGAATGCTCATATTCATCTTGAGCAATCTCTGCAATCTTAGTGTCCAAGGGGTTATAGGCACTATACTTCACATAAGTTTCAAACGCATGTTTCTCAATCTTCATGTTGATGTCATAAGCGTTAACAGGATCAATAAAATAGTAGCCAACCATGATCCAAAAATAAAGTAAAACAAGATGCTTGGCAAAGAACCTATCGATCCAATACTTATTTCCTTCCCTAATTTCCATTTCTTCCAGATGTTCTGTTTCATTGAGTGCCTGATAGAAGTGCTCCTTCATCAAATATATATGTTCTTCACCTCGTAATCCAAGTGATTCGCGAAAATGAAGTACGGAAATGAAAGCAAAGTAAGGTGCTCTTGCGATAACTTCGAGAACCCAAAATCTTTGGAAGTCTCTACCTCTGTAGAGAAAGTTTAAAATATAGATTGTTGTATCTAAGATAAAAGTATTAAATTGTTTCATTCTAAATTAGTATCTATGAGTATTTATACTTATACTAATATTGGATGTGACCAAGCATAGTGCGGATAGAACCATAGTGCAGTTCCAATGGTTATAAAGATAAGTAAGGTGGATCTGATGGGTAAGTTTTTCATTTTACCTCCACGATTTTATCCAAAGAAAAAGGATGCTCGTGTAGATACGGAACATCCTCTCTTGCGTGTTTTACTGCTTCAAAAGCGTCTGTGGCATATTCGCCTATTTCGTGATACTCATTTAGTTGGTCGTGCCAACCAAGTGTGTAATGGGACATGATAGTTTCAACTCCAGTACGCTATTATTTATTATAGCAACTAGGTATAATTACGCACGAATGTTTCGGTTCCCTCACCCTATAAGGATTACAAGTGCGATCCCTAACAATACACCTTCTCCAAATGATAACCAAAGCAATTTATAATCAGTTAGATTTAACCACTTTCTAACTCTTCGAATAATTTTTTTGTGCCACATCGCAACATCATCTAATTTCTGTTCAATGTGCCAGAAAATATTTCTCTTCTTTCTTTTGTATGGCATAATTTAATTAACAATTTTTATTGAGATCTTCGGCCATATTACCACCAATCTCAGCACCTTGATTACCACCAAACATTGCTACCCAACCAGCAGCAACCCAACCAACAAAGGGAATAGTGGTAAGAGTAGGAGCAGCAGCAGCACCAACACTTGTCCCAACCAATCTGCCTGTACCTTCTGCGGATCCAATTGCTTTAACACAGGCTTCACTTTTTCGTGCAGCATTTATCTCTGCTGCTTGTGTTTGTGTCAAACCAGGTTTTTGATCTAACCAAGACCTATTATTTGATACTGCACCACCTTGATTAGTCTGACCATCCATCACATACTCTTCTGCTATCTTAGTAGTTTCATTTGCGAGTCCTAAGAAACCACCCTTCTTCTTAATATCCTTAGTAATATACATTGTCTTCGGATCATTTGCTGTATAACTTAACTTATATCCTTCTTTATTAGATTGTATTACGTATGATGTATATGGTCCTACTGGTGGATTTATAATTGGCACAGCACTTTTTCTAATAACCATACCAATCAAACCAATATGTGATAGACCAAAAATTCCACCAAGTCCAAGGGCAAACCACTTTTTCATAATAAAACCTCTTTATTTTGTATCTGGTACAATTTTCACAGGTCCTGACTCTATCCTAATCGTCTGAGCAGGAGCAGTTTCAGATGCCTTTTGAATTAAAAACTCCATATCTTTTTTAGATATGTTTGCTGATGAACCATTTGCACCATTCTTTTTACCTGCAGCAGCAACACCAAAGGTAGCTAAAGTTCCTGTGAAAACCGAAGCTATGAAAGTTGGATCCAGTTTTTGTTCTGGTATGTTAAATGCTGCTGGTAACTTGACATATGCTAAAGTTAAGATTCCTGCAGACCATACAAGAACAGAAAGTCTTACAATTGTAGATAGAAATGCAAGTTGCTCATCCTTATCATCAACGCTTTCTTTAATTTTTGCCAAGAGATTTTTTGGTTTCTCCTCAATCTTTTGTTCTGGTTTTTTATCTGCCATTTTTTTTCAATACTAGAACGCACTCTTATTTAGCAAAATAATTATTCGTCAAATTTGCTTCCTTTTCCAATATACTCTAGTGATATTATTTCTTGATCTCTATAGTTATCAGATAACCATTCATCAAACTCTTGACGTATTGAATCACCGTTCACAACCTCTTCAAAATCACCACGAGAACAAAGTTGATTGATACGATAGAGAGACCAATCGTAGGTATCATTCACTGATTCTTTCAAAGTTGCCATAATCTTTACGCATATAACGTCCTAATATGTTGCTATTATAATATGCAGGTTCACCATTGTCAAGTGCTTCCATCAGCACATTATGTAAAAATAATTGTTTTGTCTCTTCGTAGTTTACTTTTCCAAGAGTTGTGTGGAGGGAGAGGATTTCTCTCTTGAAAGAATCTTTGCCATCTCTTTTAATGTCCGATTTAAGTTCATCAGAACTTCCATAATACTTTTTCCAGTCTGACTCTGAAGTGACCCTTCGCTTTCCTCCTTTTGGTTTTCTCTTCTGTACAAAGTACTTTCTTCCGATATATTGCTTTCCGTTTGTAGTATTGGTGATGCGATAGACGAACCCATAGTAGTCCCCAATGTCATCAGAAGTAAAGGGGTTACCCTCGTACATCCAAGGATTCTCATAGTCAACTGCCATGCAGATTTCATATTACTCTTTATTATATATCAGTAGAATATTTGATGATGTCTTCTAATTTAAATAAAGAAATAAATTCAATATTATTGTCGCTCCATATTTGATGGTCTTCACATCTATCAACGATAGTAACAACACGATTAACAATATAACCTGCATCGCGAAGAACATTCACAGCTTTCATAGCACTACTACCTGTGGTAGTCACATCTTCTAATACTGTAATTACTGATCCTTCTGGTGGTTTATTACCTTCAATAACTTCTTTTGTACCATATCCTTTTGGATTCTTTCTTACAATAAGAGCATCAATATGTTTACCAGAATAATATGCTTTCTGTGCGATACCACAAACTAATGGATCAGCACCAAGTGTAAGACCACCAACTGCTACAGCATTATCATCAACATGCTCTATCATTAAATGTGATAAGAGTGCGTTTCCCTCACAAGATAAGGTGACTGGTTTACAATTAATATAATGTTCTGATTCTTTACCTGACGATAAAGTAAATTCTCCAGTTTTATATGCTCTTTTTTTTAAAAGATGTAGCAAAGTTTTTCTATGTGTTTCCATCGTGTATTCTCTCAATTGCTAATAAAGTATCGAGTGGAATCCATGTAGGATTCTCCTCATGAAATTGAACTTCAACTTCAGTAAATATTTTTTGATAAAATTTACTATATGCCTCTCTTGTGTTTAATACATTACCAAAAGGACTCATCATTTTAACCTCCAACTAGTTTATCATATTCATCCGCAGCATCACGGATTGCTTTTTTACACTCCTCTATGTCCCATGCTATTTCCTCTTCGGGTCTCGGATTCTCAAAGTTTGAATCCTGAGAAGGTGTCTTTTTTGACATCTTGTTTGATTCCTCCGACGACATAACTTTCTACCTCTGTTTCTTGTGGTGCCACTTGTAAACCCTTGGAACTAATCCAGTGTTGTGTCCAAGGTAATGGATTGTTTCTTGCTGAAATATCATAGACTGGTTTTAAACCAATTGATTTCATTCTCTTATTTGCAATCCACTCAACATATTGATGAAGTAATTTGTCATTCAAACCAATCATACTACCGTCCTTGAACAGATACTCTGCCCATACTTTCTCTTCATTCACACAACGGTCAAACATACTGTATGTCCATTGTTCTTCTTCCTTGACAATCTCTTTCATCTCAGGATCATCACCTTTTCTCCAGTTGTTGATAATGTTTTGTGTTATTGCAAGGTGCTGGTTCTCATCTCTGGCAATGAGTGATATAATTTTTGCACTCCCCTCCATGAGCTTAAGTTCGCCAAAAGCAAAACTACAAGCAAAGCTAACATAAAAACGTATTCCTTCCAAAATATTGACATTAGCAACTGCCCTGTATAAGTGTCTTTTTAAATCTTTTCGTGTCCATACTGATGTTGGTGAGGATTTCCATCCATCTTCCCACATACGTCCCTGACCCCATTCCTGTGCGTAGTTAATGAATGTGTCATATGATTCTGTCACACTCGCAGCACGTTCTAGAATACGGTCATCAGATAATATCTTATCAAACACCTCTGATGGATTTGAATATACATTCTTAATTACATAAGTGTAAGAACGTGAATGTATCATCTCCATAAATCCCCATACTTCCATACATGCTTCTAACTCAGGTAAAGAACAGTATGGTAGAAATGCCATAGCTGGTGCACGACCCTGCACAGAGTCAAGCATAATCTGATACTTGAGATTAGATGTATAAATGTGTTTCTGCTCTGGACGTAATGATTGATAATCACCACGATCTTTCTGTAGAGACACTTCTTCTGGTCTCCAAAAATATCCCAACTGTTGTTTTGTTAAATTCTCAAATTGATTATATTTAAAATTGTCATACCTTTGAACACCTAATGGTTTCCCAAAAAACATTGGTTGTTTTTTAGTATCTACCTCTTCAGTATTGAATACTGTCATACCTTTGACTTCTGACATTGCACTCCTATCTGCTGATGATATTTTAAATTGTGCAGGATTCACACTCTTCCTCCGATGTGTTTAAGATTTCTGAAACGAGATTATCAAGTAAAGCAGGTTCTTCTACTACTTCATCTGTCTTGATATCATATGTATTTTGATAATAACTTGTCTTCCAACCATACTTGTAAGTGGTTAAAAGATCTTGTGCCATTTGTGACACAGGTACTTCGTTGTCAGGATAATGTTCTGGATTATAACTCCAGTTACCACTAATTGCCTGATCAAAGAATTTTTGCATTACGGAAACAATATTTATATATCCAGTATTGTTAGGCATTTCCCACAATAAAGTATAATTATTTTTCAAAGTCCCGTACTGTGGAACAATTTGCTTAAGAGGTCCTTTCTTTGACTTCTTAGTGGACAAGTATCCTCTAGGTGGTTCAATTCCGTTTGTTGCGTTAGACACAACGGAACTGCTCTCTGAAGGCATTTGTGCGGACAGCGTTGAGTTCCTGACTCCATGTTCCAAGACAAGTGACCTAAGAGTATCCCAATCATATTTTAAATTGTTCGGTACAAGTTCATCGACATCTTTTTTATAGGTGTCTATGGGAAGTATCCCCTGACCATATTTAGTTCGAGAATAATATTCACAAGCACCTTTTTCTTTCGCAAGATTCACTGTAGACTCAATCAAATGATATTGGAATGCTTCTGTCAAATCATGTACCAATTTCCATGCTTTTGGATCCTCATACTTGACACCCTGCTTGGCAAGATAGTGTGCTAGACCAATGTAACCAATGCCGAGGGAGCGTCTTGCTTTAGTAGCGATTTCTGCTGCTCTGACTGGGTAACCTTGAAAATCAATGAGTTCATCAAGACTCCGAACACTAAGATCACAAAGACCTTTAAGATCCGAAACATCCCTAATTTTGCCAATATTAATAGCAGAAAGGATACAGAGAGCAATTTCCCCAGATTCATCGTCAATATGTTGTACAGGTTTAGTTGGTAATGTAATCTCTTGACACAAGTTGCTCATCTCAATCTTATCAGTAAATGATGAATGAGAATTGCAATGATCAATGTTCATTATGTATAGTCTACCAGTTTCTGCTCTTTCTTTCAATAGGGCAAGGATGAGTTCTTGTGCTCCAATAGTTTTTCTTGGGATTCTATCGTCTGCTTCATAAGCAACATATAACTCATCAAAGGATGTAGTGCCAAAAGCATCATACAACCCAGGAAC